GTAATATTCGGTGCCCCGTCTGTCTGCGACTGCCCAAATGCAGCAGCAGCACCACCTTCAGCACGGAAAAACAGTCACTCCCCACAAAGAGGAAAAAACATGGAATACATCATCATTGATAATGGAGTAATCACAAAACACGGTTGCTCTGCCAAAAAACCGGAAAACGCTCTCGAAGTCCCGAGCGGATTTCCGGGATACGTCGGATTACCGTTTGCTGCTCTCAAAGACGATCTGACCGGCCTGAAACCCCTGTCTCAACAGGTATCGGAAGGAATCATCGATCTGCCGGAAGGCTACAAAATCAATGCCGACGACAACGAATTTATCCGGATGGAGCAGTCGGAAATCGACACAAAATACCCACCCAAAACCTACGCACTTGAGGGATCATTCGATGCCACCGAAGTCAGAAAGACGTTCGATCGGGACGGGAATTTCGGCTACTGGCCCCAGGAAGGACTGATCGAAATGACCGGCAAACAACCCGGCCCGGCATACAAGGCCGTCTCCGGGCAATGGGTGCTGGACGATGACAAAGCCGCGGAAGTCGCCATGTCGGAAGCCAAGACGGATCGCGCCGAAGCTGTCTCCCGCATCACCGTCGAAGTGGACGGTATGGTATTTGATGGAGACGAAAAGGCACAAGACCGCATGGCAAGAAAAGTGCTGTCTGCACAGCTGTCCGGCATTCAGATGAGCGAAAAGACCGACTGGGTGCTGGCAGATAACACAATCGCAAGCGTCAGCTATGAGCAGCTTGCAAGAGCCTGTGCGCTGGCCGGTCAGAAACAGTCCGAACTGTGGGTTAAACCATACGAGGACGCAGCGGTATGATCTGGCTGCTATACCTGCCACTCACTACAATCGTCTGTCTTCTCGCTTTTCCACTCGCACCGATAATCGCCCTGTTCGCCGATGGACAGGGCGATGTCACATTGTCCGACAAAAACCCGCTGCGTCTCTGGCTCACGCCTGACAATCCTATTGAGGGGGACAGCGGACATTTCGATCGGTGGGCGGGGTTTGTTGCCGCGCATCCGAAAATCGGCATGTACATTCAGCGTGTCGCATGGCTATGGCGGAACAAAGCATACGGATGGCGATGGACGGTATTTAGCACGTTCATCGGTTCGGACGATGAGCTATTGCAATGCGGAGACAGCGAGACGGACAACGATCCGTTTCATCCGGGCATTTGGTTTGCGACCACGTCCCGCAATCCGATCAAGGCGCGATGGATGCTTTACGTGATCTGGCCAACGTTTTCCGGGCGGTGTCTGCGCGTTTATCTTGGCTGGAAATTGCAGAGTGCGTGCAAGTACCGCATTCAGCATGCCGAGAATCCGGCATTTATCATACCTGACTATACGGCGATGTTTGTGTGCAGCATCAACCCGTGGAAGGAAAGAGGATGAATTACATAACGCCAGAGCTTCTTATCAGCATCATTTCCGGGCTTGTTGTCTGTGTTGCGACAATGTTCTGGTTTTTCTTTCGGCGGCTATACAAATTGATTGACGGATTGCGCGGATGCATCGATCGGATGAAAGATCGGCTTGAAGAACGGATCCGTACAAATGATGAACGTTACGACGACTTGCACAACAAGTTCGACGCGCTCCAAAAAGAGCTGTACGAGCTGAAATGCTACGTCTATTCGCAGCACGGGGGTATAAATGAATAAGACGCGCATTACTGTGGCGGCGCTGGCTGTGTCGGCAGCCGCGCTTGTGGGTATCGCCACGCATGAAGGTTATCGCGGCGAAGCCTACAAGGATGCGGTAGGCGTTACTACCATCGGCTACGGCGAAACAGCAGGTGTGAAGATGGGCGACAAGACCACACCGGAACGGGCGCTTGTGCAGTTGCTGACAAGCACCGAGAAGCATGCGGACGCTATCCGAAGCTGTATCAAGGTGCCGCTGTATCAACACGAGTTCGATGCCTACGTCAGCCTATCCTATCAGATAGGTGCTGGTGCTTTTTGCAGGTCAACACTAATCAAAAAGCTCAACAAAGGCGATTACACAGGGGCGTGTAACGAGCTTGATAAATGGGTATATGCTGGCGGCAAAAAACTTCCTGGAATTGTAAAAAGACGTCAAAAAGAAAAAGAAACGTGTCTCGGAATAAAAAAATAATGTAATATTGTCGCGTTAGTCAGTTATAAAACATATGTGATTTTATGCCAGTATGCAGATATTGTGGGACGAATTTTGAAGGTCCGTACAGAATGAAATATTGTTCTCTAAAATGTCGCATTTTAAGAAGAACACATGTCAAAGGAGAAAACGAATGTTGGGAGTGGAATGGCGGTAAAACAAAAGCAGGATATGGTGTGTTGAATATCTGTAACAAAATAGTATTAGCGCACAGAATATCATATGAGGCATTTTTCGGAGAAATACATGAAGGGATTTTTGTTTGTCATCGTTGCGACAACCCGTCATGCGTAAACCCTAAACATCTATTTGTCGGAACGAACGCTGACAACATGCGCGATATGGCGGAGAAAGGCAGAGCGGCATGGAAAAATCGAGAAATGCCAAAAGAGGTAAGGGAAAAAATAGCGGCTACAAGAAAAGCGAGTGGATGGAAGCCTAGCAGAGAACAGATACAGGCATCTATTGAGGCACGGAGAAAGCTTTTATCAGACCCAGTTAAAAAGAACAAAATATATTCAAAAATTCGTGGTGAAAAGAACCCGAATTATGGGCCAATGACAGACGAGAAACGCGCAAGATACAAAAAATATTGGGAATCTCAAAAAGGAAAAAAGCGCGGTCCAATGAGTGAAGAAACAAAGCTAAAAATAAAAGCAGCTCATTTGCGAAGGTCAATATGTTCCGGAAAATTACCAACAAATTAAACAAGCCGGCGCGTGCGCGGAAATCAGGCGCTGGAACCGTGCGGGCGGCAAGGTCTTGCCTGGGCTGGTCAATCGGCGGGAAGCGGAATACAAAATGTGTATTGGGATGAAATGAGCAAGATAAAAGAATTGAGAACGCAATACGAGTACACAGGGCTTTTCTGTGGTTGCGTGCCGGTGTACATCAATTTTGACGGAATGGACGGAGCGGACATAATGGCCCGCGAATTTGTACCTGACTGTCTCATCGAAATAGCCTCTGATGTATGGGATTTCATCGCCGATTGTGTCGGGTTTGAGGGCGGATGGAAGATCAGCAGAATACGTAAAAACAAGCATTTCACGGGAGAAGCGAAATGACAAGAGAAGAATTGCCACGGGAAAAACGGACGCCATGCGAAGTCTGGACGCGGGTGATGGGGTACCACCGACCGGTGCAGAACTGGAACGAGGGAAAGCAGGAAGAATTTAGAGAACGAAAATGCTTTAAAGAACCTGTCCAGCTATAAGGAAAAACCGAATAACTGAAAAAATGGAAAACCTGAAAACGAAATCGATCATCCTGCTTGCCGGTCTTGTGACCGGCATTTTTTTGGGCTGGACGATCAACGGCTGGTGGAGCGGAAACCGGATCGCCAAACTGGAAAAAGACCACGCCGAAGCCGTCCTGAAAGCCGAACAGGATGCCCGCAAGAAAGAACAGGCCATGCAGGCGGAACACGACGCGCTGGCCAGAAAACACGAAAAGGAAAAAAAGAATGCACAAACTGAAATCAACCGGCTGCGCGGTCGCATACGTGCTGGCACTGTGCGCCTGTCAGTCCCCGCCCGTGGCTGTACAGTGCCCGGAAATACCACCAATGACGCTGGAGAAACGCGAGCCGAACTTGACGGAAAGACTGCTTACGATCTTATCTCTATCGCAGCCGACGGAGACGCAGCAATCCGGGAGCTGAATCTGTGTATTGATCAGTACAAGGCGCTGCAATGAAAAAACCGGCTTGAAGGCTTATTTTTTCAGATCAAAAGTGTTTCGCCATAAAAAATAATAGCTAGTATTTATCAGGTGTTTGAGCTGATTATTTTTTGTGCATGGCGAAACGAAAATTTAACTAACCTATTGATTTTAAATAATTTGTAAACGGCCTTCTAAATCTTTGAACTATCTCCAGATAGGCGAAAAATTTTTTCCAGGTGGACTGGTGGCTTGTTATGCGATCTGACATAATCCCAGTCCATCTCAAAAAAACCATTTGCGTTGAGTGGAGTAAGGTTAAAAGCCTCGTATGGTCCTATTATTTCTGTGAGGCTTTCCCATCGAGGTTCAAGAAATCCTTCCTTTTGCACCCATTCCGTCTGTACGCACACAGCTCCGTAGCCCTCGTGTGGAGCTATACGGCATAAACATGGATCGCCGAAAATTTTATCAATCACCCTGAACAATTCTTCCCAGCTTCTTGCGAAAGCCGTCCCGCAGACATCTGGTCTGTCCTTATATTGCACGTACACCATTATCATTTTTCTCTCCAATCGCATCCTTCAAGTCCCTAAATGAGGACAAAAGATCATGTGCTGACAGTTTGAAAAATATTTCTCCATCTTTCTCTTCCCGGTATATAAAATTTAGACCAACAAAATCTTCTATCTCTTCGTATGTTTTTGGTAAAAAATCAGTTGGTTTCATTCCTCATCCTCGATTCAAGTTCCGCCATTTCTTTATCAAAAAATTCTTGTGCGGTTATTCCTTTTGGTACGTCGGGAATCAATCCCGGGCCGTCGAGAGTGTTTTCAATCCAACGCATTGCGTTATCTGCACCTGTGTTACACATTTCGACGTAAGCTGCTTGCATCGCGCATAAAACCATTTCAAGGTGAAACGAAATGTGCTCAATCGCCTTTTTCTTTTTTTCACATTCTGGACATTGAGTGCGGGAGTTCCAATCCCGTGCTGCATCTTCTTTCCAGTTATTATTTCTCCAAGAATAAAATTCATCTGTTTTAGCTAAGCATTGAATACAATATGCGTATCCAATGCATTCATTTTCTTGAAAATCCGCCGGGCCTCCACAGAAAGGGCACGGCAGCAATTCAGGCGTTTTAGTCATTTTCTTTCCCCTTGTAAAAACCCCATTCAAGGTTTTCACTGGCGATCTCCCACGCAAATTTTTCTTGTATTTCTTTTGGCATATCGTCAAATTCCTGTTCTGTAATTCCTAATTTATCCCAAGAATAAAATTCTTTGACTTCACTTCCGCGCATGCCTGTCTTAATAAATACGGTAAGCCCTTTACTCATTTCCGATCATCTCCGCTTTAACAAGTTTGAGGGTTTCCGGGTCAAACTCAAAACGGATATTCGGCTTAACTCCTGTATCCTGAACAAGTTTTCCCCAACCGGTAAAACTATCTATTTCATATCCAAGCTTTGTTTTGACGACTATATTTTTCGGCTTGACGCGCCATTCAAGATCGCCTATATCGAATCTTGGGAGAGGCATATCATTATCTTTCCACTCGCTGTCTTTCCAGTCCAAATACTTATACTGTATCGGTTTTCCATCAGCCCAAGCCTTGATGATTTCGGCCCATTTATGTGGTTTTCTTTCAGTCGTCATCTATTAAATCCAAAAAAACATAAACAATCGGCATGAAACTGAGTGCCATTATTAAAGATAAAAAGACTGCCGCCTTTAATTCTTCTCTCATGGATTCATCAAAAAACACCGGGATAAAAGGACAAAATAATATGTATAACCCCAGTAAAATTAGTATGATTCGTTTCATATAGCTCATACTAATCCCTTGTCTCTCAACTCCTGATACTTCGCCATAACAGCGCCTTTATTTTCTTCGGCTTCTTTAAGTGTCGTGAACAGATTGCCCATATACAGACGTGCCATGTCCCCTGATTCAGAAGAATCGAAATACCAATCAATTATTTTTCCGTTGGGCCTTACAGTAAAATACTTGTCTCCATTTTTAAACTTCTTCCGAGCATTCAATTCATCCGACAACGCAATCAAACGTTCTACGGCCTCTTTAATCATTTCAACGGTTAAACGCGAGCCATATTCCTTGTTATGCAACGAACTCATAAAGCCGATTTTATATTTATTGCCATCCTTTAAAACATTTAAGTAATAATCCCCACCGTCTTTGGCAATATCCACAACACTACCGGCCAGAATCCGATCAACTATTTCTTTCATCGTTCACCCGAGAAGTCTGTCGTAACCTTCAGGCTCCGGATTTCCGAAATGCTGCCAGCTTGCGAGAAAAAATCCTTCCGATCGTGCCCACTCCAGAAATTCTCCGATTGCCTGACTTTTTTCCTTTACAGCCGAAATCTTTTCCAATTCACTCATAGTTCACCTGTCTGTCAAGCGTCTTCTGATTTCATTTTTTCAGCGATTTTTCCTACGGCAAAACATGCCAAATAGTGCGCATACGATTCATCGTTAATGCCGTTTTCTCCGAAATAGGCATTTATCTTTACCTCATCCCCATCGTCTTCAATGGTTATTACTGCTTTCATTTCTCTATCTCCTCCCAACGTTTTCGCAAATTTCTATAACTCGCAGACAGGTATCGACGCTGAACATACCGATATGACATTTTTCTTTTGGGATGCCTAGTTGATCAGCAAGCCAGCGGTATCCAGCACCACGAGCGACCGATTTCGATATCCCTTCTTTTCGCATTTTCCGCATCCATAGAGGATCGAAAGCGGCATGAGCCTTGATTTTTGCAGCGCGGGTTGCTGCATCCGCTACTAGGCCAAGAGGGCGTTCGGTGCCCTTGTGGCACCCAACATAAGCGTCACACGGGACACATTTCCAGACAGGGCCGTAGTCCTTCTGATATGGATATTCGGCGTCCCCGATGTAGTACAGATGTATGTCATTCTTGCAGTAGCGGCAATATGGTTTACTCATGGTATTTTCAAGGTTCAATTCAGATTTTTATTTTTTTGTTCAAGGCGCTGCATAAGCGCTTTATTGGCGAGCGCAACCATATAAGCCAGATCATCATTGTTGGCATCAAATGCCGTGTAGGCCTGATCGCCATCTCTTGTGACAACCAAATAAGAATCCACATTGCCAAAAATCTCGCAAAGCATTTCGCGCAACTTCACCAGTTCATTCATTTCATTTCTCCTTTGGTTATTCCGGCTTTTGTCCAGAGCCGGGGAACTGGCGAAGGAAAGATAATCATGAGTACGCGTGGTCGGTGTCACCCTCACGCCGTAGCGGTTGTTTCGTCTCCCCGTCACCGCTACTGGACGGGGGATGAGTTTTGCTCGTCTTCGTTTGTTGGTTCGTCTGGCGGCTGATCCATCAGCCAGTCTTTCAGTCTCATCTGATTTCCACCCGTTCGGTCTGTTCCAGTTGACAGCCAGGGACGCTTTTGCCGTCCTTCAGGTCTTTCAGGATTGACTTCCTGTCCAGTCTGGCCGGAGCCGGTTCCGGGATTTTCCAGTACGATACCGGCACAAGTCCTTCATCGATGATCTTCACGGCGTGCGGGTTCTTGCGGATAACGATATCAAATTCCACGCCCTCGACTTTTTTAACTCCGGCAATCGTCATGCACGCCTGCAAATACTCAAGCAGGCTTTTTCGCTTGTTTTCAAAACGGACTTTCCGCTGCCACATTTCGTCATATGCATCTTCAAGGCTCATGATCTTGCTTTCAAACTCTTTGACGACATAGCCCAGAGCTTTGCATTTTTCCTCGAAATCGAAACTTTCCGCTTCCAGCGTGTCGGCAATCGTCGGTTGGTCCAGATCAGACGCTTCCAGTTTTTCTTTTACCGCCGCGACTTCGGCAGACAGCTTGTACAAGTTACTCATGCGTTTTCTCCTACATATTGGTTCACGCCCTCATAAACCTTTCGGGAAACCTCTTCCAGCTGACGATCATGCAGGGCGAGAATCGCTGGCATTTTCATAATGAGTTCACCGTTTAACGCCCACGAACCGGTCTTTTTCCCGCGTTCAATAGCCTGTTTCAGGTGCGTCAATACAGTGGCAAAGTCTTCATTGTTTTCGCCCATGTAATTTCGCGGATATCCCTTATTAGCAAGGATCAGGGCAATGTTGCAGACAAATACCAAATTCATCATGGCATCACGATTGGCCGTCCGTTTGAGCCAGTCCAGAGACAACCAATGGAAGAGAGACAATACCTGCTTCTCGTCTTCGCTCATTTTCCCGTTCCAGCCCTGAATAATCTTCATTTTCGCCAGCAGGGCTTGTTTGTCGTTTCTCCTGACCTTGATTTGCGTTCGCATAATTCACCCTTCAAAACACCCTTCAAAAAGGAATATCGTCTGAACCGTCTTTACCTGCCTGATACGTATTTCGCTTTGTTTGCTGACCATCATGCTTTTGGCCAAGCATCTGCATCTGATCGGCGATGATTTCAGTCTGGTAACGCTCTATGCCATTTTTGTCTGTGTACTTCCGTGTTTTCAGCCGTCCTTCCACATAAACCTGCACCCCTTTTTTCAGATACTGTCCGGCAATTTCGGCCAGCTTCCCGAAGAAAACGCATCTATGCCACTCGGTCGCTTCCTTCTGTTCGCCAGTAGCCTTGTCACGCCAGCGATCAGTCGTGGCTACTGCAATACTGGTAACCTGTTCGCCGCTCGGCAGATATCGGTTTTCCGGATCGCGACCGCAGAATCCAATAATGATGACTTTGTTTATGCTCATTGCTTTTTCTCCAGTATCGCTTTCAGGCGGTCATATTCTTTCTTGATTGACGGACGATCTTTTGGATTCGCCTTTTTCCATGCATCGCCAAAGATGGCTTGCAGTTCCTCGACGGTTGATGCGTCACCCATTGCTGTGAAAACGTCTGTCCAGTCATCCGGGTCTTCCAGATCGTCAAAATCAGACTTCGGCTGAATGGGCTCCTGTACCGTTGCGTCAGGGTCATTGTCTCCCTCTGTCGGTATGGCGAATGTTTGGAAACAGGCGTATTTATATGCAGCACTCATAGCCTTGTTGGTTGCTTTGTCCCCGCTGTCCATCGCTTCGCCGAACGTCCGCGCAGTGTGCTTTGAACCGTCTTCGGCCGATACAAAGTCAAACTCTGCCTCAACCGTCACATAAAACAGTGCGGCTCCCTTCGTGCTTTTTCGCTCGACACAATCCCGCGATACCATGCGAGGGATAATGCACAGGTGATGTTCTGCCAACAGGGGGGAAATCACGTTATACACATCATCAATACCCCGAAAGGCATACATCGGCTTGTTGTTCCAGTCCTTCGCCTCGCGGTTTTTTGTGATACCAATCTTTGACAAGGCCGCTTGTACCGCATTGATCGCGGCATAGACGTTTTTCGTGTCGCTCATGCTATCTCCTTGACCATTTCGCGGGCTGCCTCAATGTTTTCCGGTTGTAACCAGTAAGCCCCGTCACGGTACGAATGCGCCGGATTGTCATCCCTGTCATATTCAGGCGAAAGGATGTAAGTGTCACCGAGATAGTTTTTAGCTTGTGTCAATGTCATGCTATTGCTCCTCTGATGATTTCCGCCGCAACCCAGAACAGGCCGATATACAATGCCCATCCAATACCGGTAAAAAGTTCAAGCATATTTTTCATCATCAAAATCAACCTTTAGAAAATCCGGTTTTATCTGGATCCGGAAACCAGACCGACCACGACGCGTGAGGCCGGTGTTAATCGTTGCAGGAGTAATATCTGGCTTGCTCTTCTGCTTCCCGGGCACGTTCGTCTTCTTCGTCTATGATTTGTACTGCCAAGTTTTCGGCGGCATCATTCCAGTACGCCCAGATGGAGTCTTTGATCTGGTCGCTTGTCATCTGGGAGGCGTCGAAAGTTTCCAGCGCTTCAGAGATGTTTTCTGGCAGAGCAGGGTTGAAATCGCCCGCCAGAAGCTCATCAACAACCTTGTTGACCCGATCACAAAAATGGCCGTAGCGATCCTGCTGTCTTTCGTATGCGGCCAGATCGGCCATCACTGGACAGAAATCTCTTGTTGCGTGTGCCATTTTTTACTCCGTCATTGTTTAGTTGATGGAGTAATTATAAGATTACTGATATTATAAATCAATAAGTAAAATGATATAACGCTTATGTTTTTCTGATAAAATTGATGCAGGTCAATTTTGAGGATGAGATATGGATGCTAAAGAATTGAAAGAAGATTACTTCGACAATGCGTCGGATGAATTTGTTGATTTTCTTGAGAGAATAGGGGAAGAGGGAGTGAAGCGGCAGGAACAATCTTTCTGGAATATCAGGGAGCGATGCCAGAAGTTGACAAGTCTTATTGTGACGGGCGTCGCGGGTGTAACGATGTGGTTGATTGCCGATGGCTTGAAGTCCGCATTTTTTTACGAAATGCTTTGTGTCGCCGCAGTCTGGTTTGCTTGCGGCGCTTTCATGATGTTTTCTTGCTTGTTCGGGAAGGGGCGGGCAGCAGCATTCTACCCGCCAGATATTTTGTATCAGGACAGCTATGAACTGAAACGCGTCAAAAGAACAAGGTTGATTTGGCTATGCGATGCTTACAGAGAAATCAACAGGGCATGTCAGAAGATGGTCAATACATTCAATGCGGTTCTAATCATTTCGTCCATCGCGCCCATTTTTGGTTTGCTTGTGGTCATTCTGAAATGGGTCATGATCAAAGGCTAGACCTTCTGGCATTTTTGCCGGAATGGTAACTGGTTTCGGTTCTGGTTTTTCTTGGTTGTCTTGGTTTTCATTTGTCATAGTTATATCTCACAATCTGTTCCCATACCACACTGCCCGCCCGACGATGATCGTTGATTCGTCAGGAGGCAAACGCCTGTCCGGATGCTGGTTCTTGTCCGGATTGTCGCTCTTCATCATCCAGACGGACGTCCCCGCAGCCTCGATGTATTCATAAGTCAGTCGTTTCAGCACGAGACCTTCATGCGGCAGGCAAACCGCATACACTTTACTCATCATTGGCTCCTTGTCAGCCAGATTAATGAGAACTACGGCCCCGTCCTGAATCGTTGGAGCCATGCTATTACCCTTCGCATGGATGATGCGTCCTTGTCCTTCAGGCACGCCCAGATCATGCAGCATGACTTTTGGCAGCGCGAAACCGCCTTCCACAAGCGCCTGATCGTTGAAATGTCCGTTCCCGCACGCAGCGTGTACGTCGAGTATCGGTACAAGGAAATATTCGTCTTCTGAGGGGGACTGTGGTTCGGAAACTTCCGGATATTTAGGGCCTCTTCCAGTTTCAAGCCATAAGGCGTTTACTCCCAGTTTGGCCGCTATTGCGGCAGCGTAAGTAGTTTTTTGCGAGGCGCCGCTTTCAAGTTGCGAGATAGCAGATTGTTTTATGCCAACAGCATCCGCAAGCTGTTGTTGAGACAGCCCTTTTAAATTTCTTTCTTCTTTTAATCTTCGTCCAATATTCATATGAGCATCCTAATACAAAAAATGATAAGTATTTTGTTGACTTAAAATATAAGCATGCGCATAATATAAGCATGATTGCTCAACAAATAACCGCCAAACTGATCGAAAAAGGATTCCGTCAAGAGGAAATCGCAAAGCACCTTGGCTGTTCCCAGTCAAATGTGAGCTTGCTACATACGGGAAAGACGAAAAGTCCATCTTTCGATATTTGCTTGGCTTTAATCAAGCTGGCAAAAGAGAACGGTATCGAAGTACCGGGAATTGAATTTATGGAAAAAGAAGCCCGTGAACGGTCAGATATGGAAGAAAAATGAAGTGTGTTTCGGGGAAAGAACCATGCATACGATGAAAAGGCCCTGATCCGGTACTTCTTCAATGAAGGCTGGACAAGGCGATCGGCTGTTGAACTGGCACGAGGCATGATCGAACGCGGTTCGTACCTGCCGGATCACGAACATGCGAAGTATATGAAACTGGAGGGGAAATGACTGGAGAAGCAAAGAAACAAGCCGGCATTTCTTCTGTTCTGCAATCCGACTGGACGGCCAGCGCAGAAGCATGTTTCCGCCGCTTCCTTGTCCATATCGGAAACAGGGAGTTCACCTCTGACATGTTCCGCCAGTTCGCAGAAGAAGACGGATTACCTGAACCGCATCACCCGAATGCTTGGGGCGGCCTGTTACACCAGCAGATCAAGGAACATGGGTTAATCGACACCGGTTGGCGTGCGCTGTCCACTCGCACAGCCGGTCATCGCCGCGAAATCAAAATCTGGAGAAAACCATGAAACGCGCTCGGTTCCCTACACGGAAAATCCTTGTCGTCAGTCCGGCGCAGCTTGGTACCGCGATTGCGGTGCTCAAGACTGTTCCGGTTGACGCTGCCAACCCGATTGAAATCAGGATCGGCGAACAAATCAAAAGCCGAAACAAAGACCAGAACGCGCTGATGTGGGCAGGGCCGCTGCGTGACATTGCGAGTCAGGCATACGTCAACGGTCAGACGTACTCGGCCGATGTCTGGCACGAGCATTTCAAACGGGAATTTTTGCCAGAAGAAGCCGATACGGAACTTACGCGGGAAGGTTATCAGAAATGGCGGTATTTGCCTTCTGGTGAACGGATTCTGAAGGCGTCAACGGGCGATCTGACAACAAAAGGGTTTTCTCTTTATCTCGAACAAATATACGCCTATGGAGCGTCTCTTGGTGTCCAGTTTGGCATTTCCGAAAGGATGTTTGCGTGATCTACCGGAATAAAAAGTTACTTGATTTTGCGAAATTCTCGCCTTGCTGTTTTGCATGTGGTCGTGTCAATGACAGAACCGTTGTAGCCGCTCACAGCAATCAGTCGCGGGACGGGAAGGGGAAAGGGATCAAGGCGCATGATTTCCGAGTGGCTTATCTGTGCCATGACTGCCATATGGAAATCGATCAGGGGAGCCGATTGAGCAAGGCAGAACGCGTTGAAGCGTGGGAAGAAGCCCACCGGAAGACGGTGGAGTGGTGGTTTTTATCGGGGATTTTGAACGTGAAAGGGGAAAAATGACAGATGAAGAAATTATCGCTATGCACGAAAGGAGAGCGGTTCGCTTTTGCATTCATTGCAGAAAAAAGCAAGTTAATCCACATATCGCGTATATAGCTGATGACTTACTTTATTGCACTGAGTGCGCAGAAAGAATCGCAAATGCTTTCTGGAAAAGGCGCACAGGGAAATGGCTCACATATGAAAATCCTGTCTCAGAATCGCATCTAAAAAAGAAAAGAAAGATTTCTCATTCAATTCAAAAGAAGGTTTGGGAACGTGATGCTTATCGTTGCGTGAATTGCGGGTCCCATATCGATCTAACAGTTGACCACATTGTCCCCGAATCTAAAGGCGGTACGCTTGACATGGATAATCTTCAAACGCTTTGTCGTTCATGCAATAGTAGAAAGGGAACGAAATGAGTGTACAGGCAATGACATGGGCGTTCCAGCAGAAGCTGAAATCATCCGTCAAGTTCGTATTGATCACTCTCTGCAATTATGCGGATGCGGAAAACAGATTGTGGCCATCCATCAGTGATCTGGTAGAAAAGACCTGCATGGACAGAAAAACCGTCATGGCGGCTATCGATACACTCGAAAAAAATGGATATCTGATCGATACAGGCGAAAGAAAAGGGAGAACCAAGCAAGTCAAGGTTTATTTCATTGACATGAACAGTACCGGAAACGGCACCGTTAAAGAGTCCCAAAAACGGAACAGTATCGAAAACGGAACAGTCCCAAATTTCCCATCAAAGAGTACCGTTTTTCCCGCCAAAGAGTACCAGATTTCCCATGAAAGAGTACCAAAAACGGTACACGGAACCATCAATGAACCATCAATAGAACCATCAGGGAACCGTCAAAAGGCGCAAGCGCCATTTTCGACCGACCTGCTGATCCGGGATGGAGTGCCTGATGACGTTGCCAGAGACTTTGCCGAATTGCGAAAGCGCTTGAAAGCACCGATATCGGAGACAGCGATCAAAGGATTGATCCGGGAAGCGCAAAAAGCCGGAATGACATTGACGGAGGTGCTGGAAACCGTTTGCGCTAACGGCTGGCGCGGATTCAAGGCAGATTGGGTGCGTAACCGTCCGGGAGGCAGACAGGAAAAAACGCTGTACGAACGGAACATGGAAGCTGGAGAACGTGCTAAACGATTGATTTTTGGAGAAGATTATGCAGAACAGGGACTTTGACGAATTCAGGCAAATCATATCGGCGACTTACGACCTGTACGGAAAAACCATCTCGGAGTTTGCCCTGTCGCTGTGGTGGAACGGCCTGAAAGACTATGACCTGAGAGCGATAAGCGAAGCGTTAAGTCGCCACGCAGTCAACCCGGATAATGGTCAATACATGCCAAAGCCGGCGGACGTTGTCCGGATGATTGGGGGCACGTCAACCGACAGCGCGATGATCGCCTGGACAAAAGTCGATAAAGCAGTTCGACAGGTCGGCACGTGGCAAGATGTCGTGTTCGATGATCCGCTAATCCATCGTGTCATCGATGACATGGGAGGGTGGATCGAGTTCGGCAAAAAGACCGAGGACGAATGGCCGTTTGTCGCCAAGGAGTTCGAGGTGCGTTATCGCGGCTATGCGTCACGTGGCATCACGCCGGAATACAAAGGGGTGTTGACAGGTATCGCCAACGCCAACAACAGCCGTCATGGTTTTGATTGTGGTAAACCGGTGTTGATCGGAGATCCGGAAAAGGCCCGACGGGTCATCCAGATGGGAGGAGATATCCCGCAGATGATAACCCGTGCGGGAGACAAGGTTCGTGCGTTACTGGGGGCGGCATGAAACCATCAATCCTTGCGCTTGGCCGGTTGAAACGGCAGCACCTCAATATCCTGGCCTTTTTATATAAAAGACCATGCTGGGATTATCCCGTAAAGCAGATCGCGGAAGAAATCGAAAATAACACGAAAAACGTTTCTGCTGCCTTGCGCCATATGTGTCAGCTCGGGATAGTGAAAAGGGCACCAGGGATATACCCATACCGCTACACGATTGCAGACGACGAGCGGATACCGGCATTGCTGGCGAAACTTGACGAAAAACCGGACAAAAAGCCGCTTTCCCCGTTTTGGCAAGGAATGGCGATATGGGATAGCGCTGTTAAAGCATGTGTTGAGATCAAACAGAAGGACACATTTGAAAAAAACAGAGATGCACGATGAAAGGATAAAACATGGGAACCGAGAAAACAGCGTTATTAAATGCTCTGGAGGATTATGCCCGGGCAAAGAAAAAATACGGGGTAACGTCTGCTCAGGCACTGAAGTGGATGGGAACGATGCTGGCACTTGTACCGGATGAGCTGAAAGACAAAATCGTTGACGCCGGTATTCGGCAAGGAATGCTACCCAAACCGGATGGTTATCTGGCAGACGGAACACCGGTATATAGCTCCAGATTGATTGAAGATTTCTTCGGGGTGTCCCGGGATGAAATCGGCCGCCGGATACAGATACTTAATGAGGCGAGACAGTCCGTCGGTAAAGCACCATTGTCGTTCCCGGACGATACTCTCGTCCACAAAGTGCAGTAGGGGTAAATATGACCTGTATCCGATTTTCCGTTCCCGGCGCCCCAGTCGCAAAAGCCCGTCCGCGTTTCACGAAAAACGGACACGCCTACACGCCCGATAAAACGCGCTCATACGAAGCGATCGTCAAGCTGTGTGCCATGAAAGCCATGAAGGGCAAAAAGCTGCTCACGGGCGCGATTTCGCTTTCCGTGACGGCGTTTTTCCCGATACCGAAATCCTGCACAAAGTCGGTCAGGGCAAAAGCATTGTCCGGTGAATTCAGGCATACAAAAAAGCCGGACTGGGACAACGTCGGCAAGGTTGTGTCGGACGCCTTGAATGGCGTGGTTTACGCTGACGATGCGAAGGTATCGCATGCGACTGTCGATAAGCGATATTCCGACTTTCCGCGGGTAGAAGTGTTGGTTGAATGCATATAGGGCAAACGATGAAGAACAGGAACCGAGAAAAAAATTACCCAAAAAAACGGAGCCGAATGGATGCGAACCAAAAAAACGAAATATCTTGGTATCGAAGACAACGTAGAAAATTCAAAAAGCCAATAAAATCCCGCGGGGCCCCTCCGGCAGTGATGGTTTTCCGTGGATTTGATGTAGAGATTTTCTTTAGAGAAAACTTTACAAAAAGAAAGTATGAGAATTTTTTAAAACGCGCAGAACAATCAATGAACGAATTTTTAGAAAACTTTAATGCGGAAACGCGTGAGTTTTATGAAAAAAATCGGTTGAACTTTGCTGCGGAGAATGACATTGTTTGAAAACACCGAACAGGCTTTGATTTTCGCCTACAACTACACAGGTCAAAACTGCGTCACAGCGCGTCTATCGCCGGAACCATTGCCAACAACCGGAAAGGGGCTGGGCGGTCTGAATGGCGCGGCACAGGCCGGCATGATCCGGCGAGAAGTCAGTTCCGCCGGGAAACTGATCGAAAGCCTGATAACCGCGAAATACGCGCCGATGTGGTTGCCGTGCAGCTGCGGTCATGCTTGCTGTTCCGGCAAGATCGAAAACAGGGAATGGTCGGAAGCGATACCGTACATTGTTCTCGACGTGTGCAAAAACGCATTGCGCGGTGCAGATCGGGGGGCGGTTGTCTGGTGCGTCAAGGCGTATTACAGCGGCATCCGTCCGTCTGCAACGCTTGTCGCAAGTAATGCGGGTGTTCACGTGTCCACCATCACGCGACAGATGAAAGACATCAAGGCGTACTTGCGCGGGACAAGAGGAAAAGAAGGAATGGATGCGGTTGCTTACCGGACGGTTGACAGGATTTTAACGGACAAGGGGATCGTAAATGAAGCGTAACTGGGACACGATCAGGATCATCCTTGAAAAAGTGGAAGCAGTCGAACTGCTGGTCTATCTTGAAAAGGAAAAGTATCTTGATTCCGGCATGTCGGAAGAGGATGTACTCGGACATATCGAAATCATGCTGGATGCGGGGATTTTGCAGAACGGCAAGATAACGCGAGGATGGGCGGGCAAATTTTCGCAATATGACGTTCAGGGCGTGTTCATTTCGATGGCAGGTCATGACTTGCTGGACGCGCTGCGCGATCAAAACGTTTGGTTACGGATCCGGAACAAAGCACGGCAGGCAGCCGTTTCACTGTCGTGGGAATTTATCAAAGCGGCTATGCCGGTTGTCATGCGGGAATTGCTGAACAAATGAAGAACTACCGCAACGGCTTCCATCCGGACGGGCGGGAAGCAAGTTCATGGCACGGAATGGACGGCAAGCTGTCGATCGTGCTGAATCTGCCGAAGTACGCCTCATTCACGATGAATTTCAGCTGCGAATCAGTGAGCGATGGCGCGTCAGGGAAAGGGAAGCCACGCAATGAAACGCGAGTATCGGAAAGCTGCTCGAATGCCTGTCCAGGTTCAATAGGGAACCGGCCGCAACAGCTTGTAACGGGGTGTTGGCTGATGCCGACAAATCAAAAATCATAGAGAAGGTTTATACAGACGAGCAATTCAGGGAGTTAGCGAAAAAGGGAGCCGGCGAATTATCGGCAATGTGCATAAAAAACAGAACAAATCCTTGACCATGCAAAAAAAACGATGCATAATACGTGTTAATTTCCAAAATGGATAAATGCATCCATAATATAAAGCCTCCGAATTTCGGGGGCTTTTTTGTTGCATCGCATAAAACAAAACCCCTGAACGTTGGCAAAAGTAACCGGCAATATGGACAAAACAGCATCCAATATATATGGATTATTGGTAGGAAGCGGCATATTTGCGTTTCTTGTTTGTCTTGGTGCCGCTGCTGTTATTTTCGCATTGCGCTGGTGATCGCATGGCAAATGAAAGAAATTTGAATCCGGTCAGAAGCGAGAACGAAGCGAGAGAAAAAGGCAAAAAAGGCGGTATCGCGTCAGGTGAAGCAAGACGCAAGAAAAAAACGATCCGTGAAACGCTTGAAATGATGCTTTCGGGAAAAATGCCGGATGGTGCGACACGACAGGATGCGATAGTTGTTGCTTTACTCGAAAAAGCTCTCTCCGGTGATGTTCGGGCTTTTGAAGCAATACGGGACAGCATCGGTGAGAAGCCTGTAAACGCAATATCTGGTGTAGATGGTGAGCCGCTTGTTCCACCTTCAATCAATGTCATCTTCCCTCAACGTTGAATTTGCACCGGCATTTGCAGGTCTTTTCAAGCCATATCGTTACAAAAACTTTTACGGCGGTCGCGGTTCCGGCAAGTCTGTGCACTTCGCCAAAGCGTTGACCGTGATGGCGTACAGCAGACCGATACGAGTATTGTGTGCCAGAGAAGTCCAGAACACGATTCGGGATTCTGTCCACAAGCTGATAACCGACCAGATCAATTCCATGGGTCTTCACCCATGGTTCAGGATCACAGAAAACAGTATCAGAAGTTCGGTTGGATCAGAGTTCATTTTCAAGGGATTGAAATACGATCCGCAGGGCATCAAGTCAACAGAAGGTATTGATATATGCTGGGTTGAGGAAGCGCAGACGGTTAGTGAGGAATCCTGGTCAATACTGATTCCGACAATCAGAAAATCCGGTTCCGAAATCTGGATAAGCTGGAACCCGACTGACGAGGACGCGCCGACATACAAGCGGTTTGTAACCGCGCCGCCGCCGGACTGTTGCAGTGCGGAAGTCAATTACTTCGATAACCCGTGGTTTCCGGAAGTTCTCCGAAAAGAAATGGAGTATCTCAAGGAAATGGACTATTCAGCATATGAGCATGTCTGGCTTGGCAAACCGCTGACAATAAGCGATGCCGTCATTTTCGCTGGCAAGTATCGGGTAGAGGCGTTTCCCGATGATCTTTGGGAAAAAGCGGACAGACTGTTTTTTGGTGCGGACTTCGGTTTTGCCAAAGACCCAAGCACACTGGTACGCAGCTTTATCCTTGATGATTGTCTGTATATCGAATACGAGGCATATGGAGTGGGGGTAGAAATCACCGAACTGCCCCAGTTGTACGATGCCGTTCCTGGAGCGCGCAAGTGGCCGATCAAGGCCGATAGCGCCAGACCAGAAACGATCAGCTACCTTCACAAAGAACACGGATTCAACATTTCCGCAGCGGACAAGTGGCAAGGTAGCATTGAAGACGGAATCGCACACCTGAAAGGGTTCCGGCAAATCATCATCCATGACCGTTGCAAACACATGGCGGAAGAAGCCCGCCTGTACCGGTACAAGATCGACAAGCGAACAAACGACATCTTGCCGGTGATCGAGGACAAGAACAACCATCTTTGGGATGCATTACGTTACTCGCTGGATGGATACATCAAGCGCAAGGGCGCAGACTGGTTTGATTTGGTATGAGCTTTTTTGACTGGGTACGCGGGGAAGAACCCGTGCGCGAAGAAAAGAAAAAAAAGAAAAAGTCGGTCAACGGACTTTTCGCTTTCTCCACGCACAACATACCGGAAATGTCACGGGCGGAAATCGACCGGCGTGTTTTCCTGGAACCGGTTTTCCCGGATGCCGAAATGGCAATGGATTCGGGAAACAATCCAATCCCGACCAAAGGCATATTCTCGATTGCCAACTCGCCGGTATCGAACACCTTGCTGTCATGGTATGCCATGCAAGGCTTTATCGGATATCAGACATGTGCCTTGTTGTCCCAACACTGGTTGATCAACAAGGCTTGTGTCGCCCCCGGCAAGGATGCGACACGCAACGGTTGGAAGCTCTCGATAGAGGGAGATAGATCCGAAGAGATAACGCAAGCGTTGACTGCCAGGGATACAGCTTTCCGGATAACAGAAAACCTCATCGAATATTCCCAGTTTTTGCGTATTTTCGGTGTGCGGATTGCCCTGTTTGATGTGCAAAGCGATGATCCTTCGTACTATGAAAATCAGTTCAACATCGACGGTGTGACACCGGGATCATACAAAGGGATATCGCAGGTCGATCCGTATTGGTGTGCTCCTTTACTGACAGGGGAAGATGTCTATTGTCCTGCCAACCGACATTTTTACGATCCCGAATACTGGATGATCGGTGGCAAAAAATACCACCGCTCGCATCTGATCATCACGCGTTATGCGGCCGTGCCGGATATATTGAAACCGGCCTATTTCTACGGCGGTATCCCGCTGACGCAAATGATCTACGAGCGGGTGTACTGCGCAGAGCGCACCGCCAACGAAGCCCCTCAACTGACGATGACCAAGCGCATGAATGTGCGCAAAACCGATTTGGGCAAAGTCGTAGGGGATCCGGAGCGGACCCGCCGGGCGATGGAAGCACAGTCGTATTACCGTGACAATTACGGTCAGCTCCTGATCGGACAAGATGACGAATACGAACAACACGAAACATCACTGGCCGATCTGGATGCGGTCATCATGACCCAGTATCAGCTGGTGGCGTCGGTTGCCGGTGTCCCTGTAACGGAGCTATTAGGGACGACGCCAAAAGGATTTAACGCAACAGGTGAGTTTGAAAAACGCGCATATGATAAAACCCTGCGCAGCGTGCAAAAGCACGAGCTCGAAGCGCTTTTGAAGCGGCATTACCTGTTGATGGCGAAATCGTATGTCGAGCCAGAAACCGGCGTGATGCCTGATTTTGACATTTCGTGGAATCCGACCGATGAGCCGACGGAAAGCGAAGTGGCCGATATTCGCCTGAAAACGGGCCAATACTATTCGACGCTACGGGATACCGGGGCTATATCGGGCGATGACATTGCGCAGGCATTGGAGAGTGACCCGATGAGCGGATTTGATTCTGTAAATCCGGAAAGCGATTTCTATGCGGAAGAGGAAGGGCAAGGCGCTGAACTATCCGGTTTCGGTGGAGCGCCGTTACAGTCGTGAATTGCGGCGACTGGTTAGGGACATGACAAAGGACAGCCGGGATGCTGTCCTTTCCCTTTTCGACGAAACCGGAAGACGAAAAGATTTTCTGGAAACCGGGGGAATCGCGCAGGCGGCACAATCCATCCTGAATGCCAAAAAGGTGCAATGGGGAACCTTCTTCGATATGGTCGCCCGTGAAAAAGTCCAGACCCTGATCAATCAGCTGTTACGGGAATCGAAAGCGTCCTGCACCAGTGCCGTCAAGCCGCTGTTTGATGAAGTGACCATCAAAATGGATGCCCTGACGCCGCAGATGAAAGAAATTTTCCAGGCATCCGTCAATCAGGGAGTGGATCTGATCAAATCCATACCACCGCAATACTTCGACCGGATTTCTGGCGACGTGATGCGAACCATCACCACACCAACCAGCAGCCTGAAAGAATTGTCGAAGAATCTGGCGAAATACGGCGAAATGAGCTATCGACGTGCCAGCAACATCGCGCTTGACCAGACCAGAAAAGCATATCAGAGCTTCAACCGCCAGATGATTGCAGATTCCGGAATCAAAAAGGCAATTTGGCTGCACAGCGGAGGTAGCTTCCATCCGAGGCACAAGCACAAGGCGTTTGACGGCAAGGAGTTCGATTTATCCAAGGGCGCACCGGTCGGCGATGACGGCGGTTATGTATTCCCTGCTCAAGAGCCGTATTGCAGGTGTACTTTCATACCAGTTATCAGTTTCTCATGAACGAAATCGCATTTGACGCATCTTCAGTAAGACGATACGACACGAACGGTTTTTTGCACGTTGACCTGACACCGATCACCAAAGAACAGGTTGTTCACTATCTCGGCATCGAAATTCCCAGATGGAAAGAACACGGCTTAGACCCTCAGAAGGAATACTGGGGATATCGCCCGGCGGACGAAATCGAGAAAGCTGCCAGCACATTCAACGGGCTACCGGTTATGCTGAATCACCATGTTGTCACGCCTGATACGCCAGCAAAGGATTATCAGGTCGGACACACAGGTACGGATGCCGAATGGTCGGCGCCGTATCTGGAAAATTCCCTCATCATCACCGACAGGATGGGAATAGAGGGTATTGAGAACGGCACCTATCGCCAGATATCCGCCGCATACCGGTACGACCCTGACTTCGTGGAGGGCGAGTTCAACGGGACTCGGTACGACTTCATCATCAGAAATATCAAAGGAAACCACGTAGCACTGGTCCGGAAAGGCCGTGCCGGCCCAGATGTAATCGTTGCAGATGCGGAACCGGAGGCATTTATGAACGAATCCAACGTAGAGGCTGTGGAAGTCACCGCGGCCGAAGCCATCAAAGAACTGGCGTCCCTGATTGCGGGCGTCCATATCCAAGACCCTGAAACAGGAGAAATCAAAGACATGACGCAAGATGAAGACAAAAATGCGGCGATCGGTCGCTTGCTGGATGTATTAGCACAATATGTTCCGGAAGAATCGATCGGCAAGCTGAAAGACGAATTGACCGATCTGGCCTATAGCAAGCCAACCGGTGACGATGATTTCAACGCAAAAGAAGCGTTCAAATACGGTGAAAACGTCGAGCGCGACAGAATCGAGCGCAAGGAAGAACCGGGCGGAAAAGACGCGGATCCCATGAGTGTCCGGGAAGCGGTCAAGGCTGGCGAAAACTATGAACGCAGAAAGCTGGATCGTGAACATGAATCGGAAGGAATGAAAAAAGCGATGGATGCTTGCGGACTGGATGCGGAAAGTCCCGAATTCCAGCGAGCATTCGCCGAAGGCGTGAAATACGGAGAAGAAAAGATGAGAACCGAACGGGAACATCTTGACCGTCTCCATGAATCGGAAGGCGCCCGTCATGCCATGGACAGTGCCGAGCTGGTGGACAGAATCACCCGAAACAGCCTGGAGGAATTGTCCCGGCGTAACCGGCTGGCCGAGAAAGTGATGCCGTTTATCGGTACTTTCGCGTTCGATTCCATGACGACCATCGATGTCGCCCGGTATGCGGCAAGAAAACTCGGGCTGAAAGCCGATGCGGGACAAGTCGTGACAGCAGTGGAAGCCTATTTGCACAACCGTCCTGTTCCATCCTCTCGTGCGATGGCAATGGACAGCGAACCGGGGAAAAAACGCATCAACCAGGTCAACAAATTTTACGAATTGAGGTAAACATGGCAGTCCAGAAAACAATCAGACAATTTCAGACGACCGGTATTGTCGGCGATATCGTGCTTTCCGGCCCGGTCCGGGCACAGGCAGGCATCCTAAATACAACCAATGCAGCCCTGAACGTCGTGGGAAGCGCCATGACACATGTTACCGGCGAAAACGGCAAGTTCACGATCGGAGGGACCGGCGCTTTCGCGGGAATTTTGTCCAATTCGAAATTGTACGCGCTAAACGGGACGACTGCCGGGACACTGGAACCGACCATGGCACTGCCCAACAATACGGTAGTCCAGGGCGTTACGCTGACAAGCGGTATTCTGGTCAACCTCAAAAGCGCAGCCGCAATCGGTAACAAGATCGAGTTTTCCCAGACTGATGGCACGTTGCAAGCCAATTCCACGGGAACCGCATCAGAAGGTTACACACTGATCCCAAATTCGAAAATTGTACGTTTCAATACATCCGGGGCTGGCGAAGCGATCGTCGAACTGACTGAGTAAAGGATTTATTACATGCAACCATCAAAAATTCATTCGTTCATTCCCGCCGGCAAGGTGCGTCCTCTTGAAGGATTTAGCGTCGATTCCATGCAGGATATCCGGGATCTGGAGAAAATCGGTATCGCATTAGATAGCGAAGATATCCTCAACATGTATCAGGCGTTCCGGCGTATGCAATCTGCCGGCATGGCCTTGGATGCCGATATCGTCGCTCCGTTGTCAACTCCCTCCATTCCGGTCGCTATCCAGTTCCTGCAGGCATGGATGCCAGGGTTTGTCCAGTTTATGACCTGGGCCAGAAAGATCGACGACCTGATCGGTATTACGACATTGGGCGATTGGGAAGATGAAGAAATCGTCCAGGGCTTTTCGGAACGCACCGGCTTTGCACAGCCGTATGGGGATGAAACCAATACCCCGCTGGGATCGTGGAACACGAACTACGAGCGGCGCACGATTGTCCGGTTCGAATCCGGCATGCGTATCGGTCGCCTTGGTGAAAAGCGTGCCGCCAAAATGAACTATTCGGACGTGGAAAACCGTCGAATGGGGGCGACCACTTCGTTAGAAATCAACCGTAACTATATCGGCTTTTACGGTTATAACGACGGAACCGGGCGCACGTATGGTTATCTCAACGATCCGAACTTGCCGGCCTACGAGAATGTGGCGACAGGGGCGGGCAGTTCGACCAAATGGGCAGACAAAACCACCCTGGAGATCATCGCCGATTTGTTGACCGCTTTCCAAAGCTTGCGCGTCCAGGCGCAAGGCAACATCGACGTCAAGAAAACGCCGCTTAGACTGCACGTTGCTCTTTCGTGTATCGACTATCTGTCCACGCCAACGGAACTGGGTTATTCGGCCAATGACTGGTTACAGAAAAATTATCCGAATGTCACGCTGGATTCGGCGCCAGAACTGGATGCAGCCAACGGCAGCGCGAATGTCTTCTACTTGTTCTCGCCGAACTATCAGGGCGACAGCACGGATAACGGCAACACCATCGATCAGTTGGTACCGATGAAATTCATGACGTTGGGTGTCCAGCAACTGACAAAAGGCTATGAAGAGGCCTATTCGAACGCTTGTGCGGGTGTGCTTTGCAAGCGCCCGACGCTGGTTTATCGTGGTTCTGGCATTTAAGGAGAGGGCATGGCATACGTTTATTCCACATTGACGAACGATCAGATATACACCTTGTGGCGTCCTTCCAAAGAGGAGGGCAAGCCGAATGTGGCTATCAAAAAAGTACAGATCAAGGGCGGTCACGGGAGAATGGGAAAAAATCTCGTCACCCCTTTGGGCGTGGTTACCGAAGTGACGGATGAAGAGCTAGACGCTCTCCAGAAATGCACGGCATTCGCGGATCATGTCAAGGCAGGATTCATCCGGGTGGAAAAGAAAAAGTCCGAACCTGAAAAAGTGGCCTCCACGATGGAAGGCAAAGACGCATCGGCCCAGAAAACGCCGTCCGACTTTAAGGATCCGCCGAAAGTCGGCAAGCCGGAAGACGATAATGGCTGAACACGTTTTTGACGTGGCGGCTTTCCGGCAGCTCTTTCCCGAGTTTGCCGATCCCGACAAGTATCCGGATGAAACGCTCTCCCGATACTGGAACTGGGCGACCTTGCGCATTTGTCCCTATGACAACTGGTTTTTATGTGGAGAACGTCTGCAATATGTACTTAATCTCATGACGGCTCATCTCGCCAGACTCGGCCAACAGTCGGCAAGCGGAGATGATCCGGGCGGGGGTATGATGCAGAGTGCAGCAGAAGGGAGTGTCTCCGTTTCGATGGCGGTTTTTCAGTTGAAAAATGCCTGGCAGTACTGGCTCATGAAAACGCCCTATGGACAGGAATTACTCGCGCTTCTGGAAGCGATTTGCGTTGCCGGGTTCTACTTTGGCGGATCGCCGGAAGGTTCCGCCATCCGGGATGTAGGGGGCAAGTTTTGAAGCTGAAAGAAGTCATTAAACGTCTGGGAGAGCTGGAGAACGTCGAGGCGCGAGCCGGCTGGTTCGAGTCTGCACGATATGATGACGGAACGCCTGTCGCAAAAGTCGCCATCTGGCAGGAATATGGTGTTCCGGAACGGAGCATTCCGCCCCGTCCTTTTTTACGTCCCACAATCGCGGAAAAAAAAGAGGAATGGACAAAAGATGCGGCACAGGTCGTTTCTCAAGTGTTGCGCGGAAAAATGAGCGCAGAACAAGGCATGACGCTGGTAGCCCAAAAAGCAGCCGGAGATATACGCCAGACCATTACGCAGGTCTTTGAGCCGGAACTGTCGCCTGTGACGGTGCTGTTGCGCCAGTGGCGCAAGGAAGGCAAAGACATAACCGGAAAGACAGTCGGCGATGCTGCCAGAGCGGTTGCCGAAGGTCAGCGAGGCGAAGGCGTGACGACAAAACCACTCATCGATACCGGTCACATGCTGGCTACCTGCACCGGAATTGCCGTTAAAAAATGAACCTACGACAAATAGCAAACGGAGTGACGCAGATCGTCAATCCGAACACGTCCGTAACATGGATGCGCTCTACCGGGTTTTCCACGTCCGACGATTTCCAGCAGGTACCGGAATACGAAAGTACAACGGTTCTTGCCAATGTGCAGGCGCTGTCCGGCGCGGATTTGCAGCATATCAACGGGCTGAACATACAGGGCACGATGCGCAAGGTCTATATGTATGGCGACGTGAAAGCGATTTCGCGCCCGGATGCGACCGGAGCGGATTTGCTTGTTTTCTCGCAAGACCCGTCCAGCCCTCCGCAGACATGGCTAGTCAGTCAGGTCATGGAAACATGGCCGGACTGGTGCTGTGTCATCGTGACATTGCAAACAGATGATTGATACAACCGATTCCCAGATTTTTCAGGCGCTTGGCACGTTCATCACGTCCATATTGCCGGGCGTTCAGGTATTCCAGGGGCAGATCAACCGCGTTCCTTCCCCGAAAGGGCAGTTCGTCATCATGAACAACGTGTCTAAAGTCCGGCTGGCCTATACGGAAAACAGCTATACCGACACGGACGACGTACAGACGCAAAACGTCAAGGCACGGATGCAGTACACGATGCAGGTTGATTTCTACGGACAGGGATCAGGAAACAACGCGCAAACGTTCGTCAACCTGATAAATAACGATTATGCATATTACGCATTTCCTGACGATATAAAGCCGCTGATATCGGGTGAACCGATGCAAATACCGCTGATTTCCGGCGAAAAACAATACGTCGAGCGCTGGAAGGTTGACCTCAAGATGCAATACAACCCGGTCGCATCTGTCCCGCAACAGTTTTTTGACAAGGCACAAACAACAGTCGTGCCGCTCTGATTTTTCTCTTTTCCTCTCTTTGCCGCCTTCGGGCGGCTTTTTTTTTGGAGTTTCCCAATGGCTCAAACCATCCCGATTTCACAGGTGGTGACGATCAATCCGGGCGTTGTCGGTACAGGCGGCAATCCACTTGCGCTAAACGGTGTATTCGTTACGACCGCATCCGACGTGCCTTTCGGGCAGTTGCAGCAGTTCTATTCTTCCGACGCTGTTTCCGAATATTTCGGCAGTTCTTCCCCTCTGGCGGCGCTGGCTGACAATTATTTCCTGTCTTTCGACAACAGCACGAAAAAACCGCAGGCGATCATCTTCACGCCTTATGCGTCCGATGCGGTCGGCGCGTGGGTACGCGGTTCGTCTCTCGCAGGTATGACGCTGGATCAGCTGAAAGCCGTTACCGGTGCGCTGTCCGTCACCATCGGTGGTCAGGCGTACAACATCGACAGTGTAAACCTGTCCACGGCGACCAGTTTCACCAATGCAGCGGAATTGCTGACTACGGCACTCAACACGTCCGATGCCGCTACCGTCACGTGGGACGCGACATTCAACTGTTTCCGTATCACCGTTACCGCAACCGGAGCAGCATCGACAATCAGCGCGGTCACGGGTCCCGGCGCAGTCGCGCTTGGTCTGGCTACCGGGACGGTATCGCAGGGCGCAGATGCCGATACGGCGACTACCGCAATGGATCGCATTCAGGCGCTTTCGCTCAACTGGGCGACGTTCACCATCGTTGACGCGCTGGAAAATCCGCAGGATTTCTGCGCATGGGTCAACACGCAGAACAAGCGGTATCTGTTCGTCCCGTGGGACAACGATCCGCAAGCACTTGTCGCCAACTCAACCTGCTTGGGGCAAACCTGCCAGCAGATGAAGTACGAAGCGGTTTTACCTGTCTGGGACAACATCTCTATTGCAGCAATGGCGATGGGCAGCATCGCGTCTATCGACTGGACGCGGTACAACGGGCGAATCGACCTTGCGTTCAAGTCACAATCCGGTCTTGCTGCAACGGTTACCAGCCTGCAAGACGCGGAAACGCTGCTGTCGAACGGTTATACCTATTACGGGGCCTATTCCGCAGCAGGCGAAGGAAATACGTTCAATTTCCTGTACAACAGCCAGCTTCCGGGTTCCGACTATGGGTTTGCGGATACCTATGTCAACCAGATTTACCTGAACGCACAGCTGCAACTGGCGATTGCAACCCTGCTGACTTCTGTCAACTCGCTACCGTACAACGCAGACGGCAATGCGCTCATTCGACTGGCATGCACGGATCCGATCAACGAAGCGCTTAACAACGGCACGATCCGCATCGGCGTCACGCTGTCCGACAACCAGAAAGCGCAGATCATTTCCGCACTCGGCTTCGATATTTCGACCGAGCTGCAAACGCAGGGATACTACCTGTACATCGGCGAAGCAACGGCACAGACCAGAGGTCAGCGCCAGTCCCCCCCCATTTCTCTCTATTACATGGACGGCGGTTCCATCCAGCAGATCACCGTTGCATCCATTGTCGTCCGGTGAGGTGAAGCATGACGAAAACGATTACTTCCGCGAACTCGAAGTTCACGATTTCTGCCGAAGGTTTGTATGCAGGTGTTCAGGTTCAAGGATTCGCGTCGGACACCGCGTTTACAGTCGAATCGGTGCAGACCGCAGAAACCCGTATGGGCGTCGATGGGAACATGTCGGCAGGCTACACGCCTCATGTCGTTCCGCAGACTATCCAGCTGCAAGCCGATTCCGATTCCGTCGAAGTGTTTGACACGATCTATCAGTACAGCCAGTCACAGAAAGAAGTCCTGTGGCTGACTGCGGTCATCGAAGTTCCTGCGACTGGACAATCCTACACGCTGTCGAAGGGCGTCATGCAGACGTACACGCCTGTTGCGCCGCACAACCGCGTGCAGGAAGCGAAGCAGTATGTCATTCACTGGGGAAAAATCACCCCGGCAAAGATTTAAGGTGACACATGGCACGAGAATTTACGGACGTTGAAATCACCGGCGGTCGTGATACGGGCAAGGTATTTCGCATTACCGAAATGTCTGCCGAACAGGGCGAATGGTATGCGTACCGCCTTGCCGGTGTGCTAATTGACGCTGACAAGGATAACTCGCTGGCAAGCCTGCAAGGGCTTGTTGGCAAAGCGGGAAACCTTGAATTGCTGGCGCAGGCAGGCGGTTCGGCGATCATTCAGCTGATGATGAAAGCCGATCCAGATCGTATGAAGCCGTTACTGGATGAAATGAAGTCTTGCTGGCAGCTCAAGTGCAAGAACGATTTTTGCCGGAAGCTGACGGAAAACGACATCGAGGAAATTGGCACCCTGATGATGCTGCGCATGAAAACCATCGAACTGCATCTCAATTTTTTTATCAACGGCGTCCAGAGTTTGAAGGGCTGATGAACTTTGGCGTATCTGTCCACCAGATAAGCTATGTAGCGGTGTCGCCTGCTATTGGCATGGTCATGTCTGAACGGCTGGCGACATTGCACGAACTTCAAACCGTTTATGGATGCCGCGACCTTTACAAGATGTACGAAGTAGCGTGCGTCAACCGGTACAACAACGCATTGATCGAACAATACAGAGCGCAGAAAAATGGCTGAATCCGAAAAATTTACCCTTGAAGTCGATGTCAAGGCGTCCGGCGCTGTCAAGGAACTTGAAAACGTCGAGAAGGCCGCGAACAAGGCGGAAGAAGGGCTGGAAGGGCTGAAAGACACCGGCGAAGTGTCCGGGAATGCCCTTGTCTCGTCCCTGAAACGCCTTGCCGGTACATTCGGGCTTGTCCTGTCTGCCGGTGCTGTCGTGTCGTTCATCAAGCGCGTATCGGAAGCGAACCTGCTGCTTGGTCAGATGGCGGTTCGCAGCGGGCAGTCCGAAAAGAGCATCCGTGCGATGCAGAACCAGTTCAAGGCGCTTGGATACTCTGCGAGCGAGGCAAACAGCATCGTCGATGACCTTGCCGGATCGTTTGCCGCACTCAAGTTCGGTGGCGAGCTGACCGGAATTACCAAAGCTTTCACCGATCTGGGTGTTTCCGTCATTGACGCACAGGGAAAAGCACGCGACCTGTATGATATGGCGATCGAAGCGGGTGAATTTGCGCTTGGATTCACGGGCGGGGACAGAGAAAGCGCAATGCAGCTGATGATGTCTCGCGGCATTTCTCCTGCGCTTGCTGACATGGCAACACGAAGCGACGCCAGGGAACAGGCAGAATCGCTGAAAAGACAAGCGGCAGCATCACGCGAAATGGCCGCCAGCACCGCAAAACTGTCTGGCGCGATGACCGAAATGGAAAACGCGCTGACGGATTCAGTCCTGAAAATCAACGAGAATTTCGGGCTGTTTGACGGTCTGGGTAACGCGGTTAGTGCAATGGTTCCAGCGGTTAGAGCGCTGACGGATGTCATTTTGCAGATCGGGAAAATCTTCACGTCGCTGAAAAACATCGCGCAAGCGGCGTTCGCTCCTGTTCTGGAAAAATTCAAGGAATTTGGGGAAAGCGTTGATAAAAAAATCAAGAGTGGTGAAGATACCGGAATTTTGGGCTACTTCGCCGGGGTAGGCGAGACAGGGAATACCGACTACCAGTACGATGCAGATCAGGTCAGAAAAGATGCTAATGGATCGTCTGCAAATGCGAAAGGCGGCATTAGCAACGCGGATCGAGCAACTTTAGATTTGATTGGGCGCGGTGAAGGTAGCTACAACAGCGTAAACCTTGGAAAGGCGAAAGGCGGTGGCGCAGGCACCCGCAATCTTGTAAATATGACCATTGGAGACGTGCTTCAAAGTCAGAAGAACAAGGATTTCAACGCAGCAGGAAAGTATCAATTTATCCCAGAGACTTTACGACGGGCGACAAGACTTGCCGGTTTGAAAGAATCAGACCTTTTCAATGAAGAAAATCAGGACAGGCTTGCAATGGCGCTCATGAACAGTTTGCCCGCCGTAAAAAATTATATAGAAGGTCGCAACAACAACTTGAATGGTGCGATCAAGGCCATTGCAACCCAATGGGCATCTGTTGCGAACCCTGATACAGGATTGAGCTATTGGCACGGGACACAAGGAAACAGAGCATCCATAAGTGCCGCGGAGATGGGTGCACGGTTGAGAGGGATGCGAGAAGAGTATTTGAAAAATGGCCGCAACTCGACATACGCAGAAGCAAGCAGGACGCCAAACGTCATCATGCCGCGTGTTCAGCCCGCCGCTTACAGCGTCGCACCCGCTACCACGAAAGTGTCGCAGTCTTCGCCGACCGTTACGCAAAACATTACTGTGTATGCTCCATCCACAGAGGCAAATGAAATCGTCGCTGAATATCTTCGCAAAACACCAAACATCGGCGCGATAACGTCTTCGATGGTATGAATTTTGTCAAACGCACTTTCCGCATCGTTTTCGAGCTTGGTGAGGGGTCTTTTACCGGAAAGCCAGAGGATAACCGAATAGAGCTTTCAGGGTTGAGAATCCACGCGAACATCCGTGTTTCCCCTTTCTCTGCGCTGGATGAAGCGCATATCGTCGTCTTTGGACTGAAAGCGGACACGATGAACGCGCTGACGCTCATAAAAGGGACTGTCCAGATCAACCTGTTGAAACCGAACACGGTGTCACTGTATGCGCAGGACGAGACGGGCAACGACATCCTTGTGTTCTCCGGCATGATTTTTCAGGCGCTGGCTGACTACAACAGCATGCCTACTGTACCGATGCACATTTTTGCGATGTCGTCGTTCAAGCTCAATACCGCGCCGCCAAACGCGATTTCTTTCAACGGGTCGGTTACTGTGCCGCAGATCATGCAGACGATCCTGGACAACTACAATGCGACACGGACGGAACCGGCGGACAAGTATGCTCTGGAAAACAACGGGGTCACTACATCCCTGACGGACGTTGCCTTGTCCGGTTCGTACAAGGAAATGATCCTGTCTGTCGCAAGGCAGGCAAACATTTCGGTTCAGTTCGAGGGCAATACGGTGGTTATCGTCGCCGCTGGTCAGTCCAGAGCGATCACCCCGATCACTATTTCCGCCGAAACAGGGATGATCGGTTATCCATCTCTCATCCCTAACGGGTGCGTTGTCCGGACGCTGTTTTCGCCCTATTACCGTTGGCTGGCTCCCGTCACCGTCAAAAGCCGTCAGGTGTTGTTTCAAAAGGGCATGGGCAAGGAAATCGGGGCGAGTGAAGCGGAGTGTCTCATTCTGAAAATGTCTCATCGCCTGCAATCGGAGACACCGAACGGACTTTGGCAGACTGAACTGCAACTGATTTACAAACTGACTTCATCATGAACGGTATTCCGGTTTTGAACAGCATCACAGCATCATCAACCGCAACGATCATTCTCGGGTCTGCGGAAGCGAAGCTGTGGGAACTGCTTGGGTCTTTCGCGGGGCAATGGGGGATATACCCGGCAAATTCCGGCGATGTGACGCCGTCATTTGGTGAGAATCTTGAACGGGTCGTTTTGTCCACTCCGATAGGCACAACGACGATCGGGGAATTGATCGGCGGCCAGTCGTCCGGTGTTTCGCCGGTTGTGACGGTTGACAGTATCCGTTCTCTTGATTCACGACACGAAACGCAGGTCTGTGATTACCGTATCGAGCAAGGCGGATTTGCCAGTTACAACAAGGTGCAGGTTCCCGACATGGTCATGATCGAAATGGCGCGTGGTGGCGGGTTGACGAACCGCAAAACGTTTCTGTCATGGCTGGAAACGAATGTGCAGAACCCGACCGTGTACGACATCGTCGTGCCGGAACGCACGTACCAGAACATGACGCTTGAATCCTATGAGGTGATACGGGATGCAGACAATGGCGGAGCATCGCTCATCATTGCACGGTGCGCGTTCCGAAAGATCATGACAGCAATACCGGTATTGCCAAGTACGGCAAACGCCAGCACGGAAAATGCGCAGTCAGCCAACGATGCGCCGACATCCCTTGCGCAACGTGTTTCGGCATCCGTCATGAGTGCGGCAGATAGTGTGATCGGTACGGTCACGAATGCAGCAACCGCAATAGGCAATTTGTTCTGATGTTTTACACCATTCCCTTGAAGCCTGTCCCGTCCCAGCAAGTCGTTTGCGAAGTCGGCGGGCAGCAGGTCACGATACTTTTACGACAGATGGGCGGACGGCAGTATTTTTCCGCTTCGCAGAACGGTCAGGCGCTTTGCCAGAACGTGCTGATGGTTGATCGGACATACCTGATAAACGCGCCCTATCTCGGATTTTCGGGCGATTTCCTGAGCGTGGACACGCAGGGTAACGACAGTCCGATTTTCACGGGGTGGGGATCACGGTTTTTATTGTGCTACGACGATGGACAACAACTATACTGAAAACGCTCCATTCGGGCTGTCAACAGACGAAATAGAGCAGATACGCTATCAATTCGATGCGTTCATCCGCGAAATGTACGCGTGTCTGCCGTGCAAGGTGCTTGCGGTGAACGGTGGCGGTTTGGCTCCAGTCGGAACAGTCAATATCCAGCCGCTTATCCAGCAGCGGACAGCGACCGGAGAAATGGTACCGTATCCGGTGATTTACAACGCGCCTTACTTTCGTCTGCAAGGCGGGACTAACGCGATCATCATTGACCCGGAGCCGGGCGACATCGGGTTTGCCGTTTTCTCAAGCCGCGACATTTCAGGCGTGAAACGCACTCGCGGTGATTCTGCGACCGCGTCTCTCCGCAAGTTCTCACTGTCCGATGCCATATATGTCAACGGCATTTTGAACAACACGCCAACGCAGTATATCCAGTTCTCTCAAGCTGGAATTACGGTGTACTCGCCGACAGCTATCAATCTGACAGCCCCGACAGTGACGATCACGGCAGATCAGCAAGTGACGGTCGATACGCCACTCATGACGATCACAGGACAGATGACACAGACCGGCGCGAAAGGTTCCGGCGCACAAACATCCGGCGGCATTACGAACACCGGCGGCACGATTTCCAGCAATGGGATCACTCTTGAAACGCATGTTCACGGTGGCGTCCAGTCCGGGGGATCAACGACAGGTGAACCGCAATGAATACTCTTTATCTCGTCCCGGAAAAATGGGATTTGACGGTGGATGCGTCCGGAAACATTGCAATGGCAAGCGATCCATATGCCATCGCGCAAGACGTTGCGTCAGCCTGCCGATTGTGGCAAGGCGAAGCGCTTTTCGATACATCGCGTGGTGTCCCGTACAAGGCCAGCGTATTAGGTCAACGCCCGCCGGTCGCCATGCTGACCGAGTGGTTTCGCACAGAAGCGAAAACGGTTCCGGGCGTCGTGGACGCTACTCCGATACTGATTTTCGAGAATCGCCAGCTGTCAGGACAAATCCAGATCACAACAGAAACCGAGACGATCAATGTCAACATTGCAAACTAATATCCCGTCTGTAACGATCACAGAAACCGGCATATCGGTTCCGCCAACACAGGACATCTTGTCAGGCGCATTGCAAGACATCAATGCAGCGTTCGGTGGGAACCTGAACGTGTCGTCTGTTTCGACGCCTCAATACGTGTTGTCGGCGGAGCGAGCGCAGGCTATCGCGCTGGCGTATGCAAGTCTCGCGTTCACGTTGTCGCAATTCGATCCAGACACGGCAATCGGACGTTTTCAGGACGCTCTGGCAAGGATCTATTTCATCACTCGAAAATCAGGAACACCAACAATCGTCAGTGCGACCTGCACCGGCATTCCGGGTAATACGTTGCCGGCTGGCTCATTAGCAAGAGACACATCCGGCAATGTCTATGAATCGTTGTCCGCGGTTTCATTCGGCTCAAACGGTCAAGCGACGGTGCAATTTGCCAATCAGGTCAGTGGCGCCATTCCATGCGCAGCCGGTTCGCTGGTGTACATTCAAGTCGCAGTCCCAGGATGGGACGCGATTACAAACGAAATCCCCGGCGTGACAGGAACCGATGTCGAAGGCAGGGACGCTTTCGAGTTACGCAGGCAAGAATCTGTCGCGCTCAATTCGACAGGCACCGTGCCAGCCATCCGCGCCGCGGTGTCCGAAATTGACGACGTGACGGATTGTTTTGTTTACGACAATCCGTCAGACGAAACAATCCAGTATGGCGCGACAAACTACGAGCTTGCGCCGCACAGCGTGTATGTCGGAGTGGTCGGCGGTGATGATGATACGGTTGCCCAAACGATCTGGACAAAGAAGGACATCGGTTGCGGAATGAACGGAAACACAACCGTAACGGTGTACGATGAAACCGCAGTCGCATTGCCATATCCGGAATATCAGATTACGTTCAATCGCCCGACGCCAACCGAAATCCTTTTCGCGGTCACGATCCAGCAAAACACGCAGCTCCCGTCTGATGTCATCGCGCAGATTCAGTCTGCAATCATCGCAGCGTTCAACGGTCAGGTTGACGGCTTCGCCAGACCGCGTATCGGAGGCGCGATCTATGCCTCTGCATATTACAGCATCGTTTCCGCTGTCAGCAGCCAGATCAATATTCTGTCAATCCGGATCGGAATTTCAGAAGCGAATCAGAACGCAGTGACTATGGGAATCGACCAGGTTCCAGTTATCCAGCAGTCCGGCATTCAGGTGACGATGTCATGATCCCGATTCAATATCAGTCCAGTCCGATTCTGTCGCAGCTGGTGGATTTCATTTATCAGAATTACGACTTCCAAACGACAATCGACGACTTTTACGACAATGTCGTCAATCTGGATACAGCGCAAGGATTCGGGCTTGACATATGGGGCCGCATTGTCGGTGTGGAACGGTACCTTACGATTCAAGGCACCGGTGTAAATTTCGGATTCTACACGGGCGATGGTTCGTTCACGCCATTCAACGAGGCACCGTTCGCAAATGGCGATCCAGCAACGCAGACATACCGTCTGGCAGATGATGCATACCGAAAGCTCATCATGGTCAAGGCGATGTCCAACATCTGCCGACCGAACGCGCCGACACTAAACCAGTTGCTTCAATATCTGTTCGACGGTCAGCGGTGCTATGTGCTTGATCTTGGGAACATGGCAATGCGGTACGTGTTTGAGTTCTACTTGCAGCCATATGAGTGGGCTATTGTCACATCATCTGTCATGCCGAGACCAGCGGGCGTGAGGGTGGAATATCTACAAATTCCGACGCCAAATATATTCGGGTTCAATGAGGCGTCACCGGGCTACGCGCCATTCAATCAAGGTACTTTTTACAGTCAATCATAACGGGCTACGGCCCGTTTTTTTATGGGTGAAACATGAGCGTTCCAGCACAAGTTTTGATGCCGGTTCCTTTTGCGTCGCAGGGCGACAAAAACACGATTCCGGTAACGCCATCGACGGAAACAGGACAGACCAATTATGCGTCGTACCAAAAGGGCTTCCCGCCTGTCACGATGACGCCGCTTGTCGCCGGCGGTTTGCCGCCGCAGGGCATGGACATGAACGGCATTTTGTTCGCGCTTTCGTCGAGCATCGGGTTTTCTCAATCCGGTGGTTTACCGACTTTCAACGCAGACTTTGCCTCAACAATCGGCGGCTATCCACTGGGGGCGGTATTGCAATCCAATGACGGCGCATCAGCGTATGTCAGCACGATTGCCAACAATACGACCGACTTCAATGAATCCCCTGAATCAATCGGCACTTCGTGGCTGCCGTGGGCTGGCGATGCAGCAAAAGGTTCATCGCTGTATATCGCTGTCGGTGAAGGGACATCTGATGCCATTACCGCGACATTCGATCCGGCGATTACCGAACTGACAAACGGGCTTGTTGTTTTCGTGCGTGCGCTTGCGTCAAACGCAACAACGACACCGACGTTCAATCCTGATGGACTAGGTGCCGCCACCATCACCAAAGGGACGTATCAGCCGCTTGCTGTTGGCGATATTGCCGGTAACGGATACTGGATGATTCTCCAATACGATTCCACGCAGGGCAAATGGGTTCTCCAAAACCCTGCGACAGGCATCAACATCGTCATCCCGTCAACCATGCCAGTCGGAGCAATCTATGTGCAATTCGCTGGTCAGACTGACCCGACCACTTTGTTTGGCGGCACGTGGGAAAACGTGTCAGCTACCTATGCCGGGCTGTTTTTCCGTGCTGAAGGT